GTAAATTTGTTGCTGTTGGTAAGAATACTGATAGTAGTAGAACTATATCTTATTCAACCGATGGGAAAACCTGGGCAACTGATGCTACCAATCCTTTCCCTGGTAGTGATGGTCAAGGACTTGGTATAACTTATGGTAATGGTAAGTTTGTTGCTGTTGGTATTGGTTATAGTTCAGGTAGTTATAAAAGTATATCTTATTCAACTGATGGGAAAACCTGGGCAACTGATGCTACGAATCCTTTCAATAGTAATGGTGGTAGTGTTGGTAGTGGTACTGGTGTAACTTATGGTAATGGTATGTTTGTTGCTGTTGGAAGAAGTTCCAACAATAATAGTACTGTGACTATAGTTTATTCAACTGATGGGAAAAACTGGTATAGTAGATATAATAATAATCCTTTTATAGACGGTTCTGGTAGAGGTGTAACTTATGGTTTGAATAAATTTATTGCTGTTGGATATGATGATTCTCGTACTATAACTATATGTGATTCAATAGATGGGAAATCTTGGTCTACTGATATTGATAATCCTTTCCCTTATAGTTATGGTAATAGTGTAAGTTGTGGTAAAGTTTTAAATAACTTATATGTTTTAGAAGATAGATTTGTTGCTGTTGGATTTAGTAGAGGTGGTCCTACTTTTGGGGTTACTAATCTTAGAAGTATATCTTATTCATCAGATGGGAAAACCTGGGCAACTGATGCTGATAATCCTTTTTACGAAGGTTTTGGTGTTGCGTACGGTAAAGTTTTAAATAACTTAAATGTTTTAGTAAATGGTTTTGTTGCTGTTGGATACAATCGTGTTGATATTAGTATAAATATATCTTATTCAACTGATGGGAAAACCTGGTCAACTGTCCCTACTAATCCTTTCTATAATGGTAATGCCACTGGTTATGGTCGTGGTGTCGCATATGGTAAAGTTTTAAATAATTTAGGTGTTTTAGTAGATGGTTTTGTTGCTGTTGGTAACAATTCAGGTAGTAGTAGAACTATATCTTATTCACCTGATGGTAAAACATGGGCAACTGATGCTACTAATCCTTTCCTTGGTGGTGAAGCATATGGTGTAACATATGGTAAAGTTTTAAATAACTCAGGTGTTTTGGTAGATGGATTTGTTGCTGTTGGAAGGAATTTAGGTAGTAGTCTAACTATATCTTATTCAACCGATGGGAAAACATGGGCCACCGACGCCACTAATCCTTTCTCTGGTGGTCAAGGGTATGGAGTAACTTATGGTAAATTTTTTAATAATTTAGGTGTTTTAGTAGATGGATTTGTTGCTGTTGGAAGGAATTTAGGTAGTAGTGTAACTATATCTTATTCAACTGATGGGAAAATATGGAACACAGATTCTGATAATCCATTTGATAAAGGAGCTGTTGGTGTAAGTTATGGTAAACTTTTAAATAACACAGGTGATTTAGTAGATGGTTTTATTGTTGTTGGTGAGGGTGTTGCTGGAACTATATACTATTCAACTAATGGGAAAAATTGGTATAATATAGATAATAATAATCCTTTCTCTGGTGGTAGAGGTAGAGGAGTAACTTATGGTAATGGTAAGTTTGTTGCTGTTGGATACAATAATGATAGAACTACAAATATATATTATTCAATAGATGGGAAATCTTGGAATAATACTGAAACAGATATATTATCAGGAGGTTATGGGATGTCTGTAAATTCAGGTGAAACAATAAAATCAGTTTCTGTTGGAGATAATAATATATTTTATTCAGAAGATGGTAAAAATTTAATAAATACCAATGTTAATCCTTTCTTTGGCGGTATTTGTTACGATGTACAGTATGGTAGCATAGAAAATGATTTAAAAGTTTTCGTAGATGGATTTGTTGCTGTTGGTTACAACACTGATAGTAGTATAACTATATCATATTCAACCGATGGGAAAACCTGGATAACATCTGGTGTTACTAATCCTTTCTCTGGTGGTCAAGGTCGTGGTATAACATATGGTAAAGTTTTAAATAATTTAGATTTTTTAGTAGATGGTTTTGTTGCTGTTGGAAAAAATTCTGATAGTAGTAGAACTATATCTTATTCAACTGATGGAAAAACCTGGATAACAACTGGTATTACCAATCCTTTCTCTGGTGGTCAAGGGTATGATGTAAGTTATGGTAGAATAAAAAATGATTTAAATGTTTTCGTAGATGGATTTGTTGCTGTTGGTTATAATACTGGTAGTAGTATAACTATATCATATTCAACTGATGGGAAGTCTTGGGATAGTAATATTACCACCGAACCTTTCTCCGGTGCTAATGCTAATGGTTATGGTGTAGTTTCTGGTAAAGTAAAAAATGATGCAAATAATTTAGTAGATGGTTTTGTTGCTGTTGGAAAGGGTTCTGCTGGAACTATATATTATTCAATTAATGGTATAAAATGGATACAATCAACTAATGATCCTTTCTCTGGCGTCATAGGTGGAGGGTATGGTGTAGCATATGGTAATGGTAAGTTTGTTGCTGTTGGTAACAATACTGATAGTAGTAGAACTATATCTTATTCAACCGATGGTAAAATATGGGCAACTGATGCTGATAATCCTTTCGATAGTGTTCGAGGTCAAGGGTATGGTGTAGCATATGGTAATGGTAAGTTTGTTGCTGTTGGACAAATTTATGATAGTAGTAGAACTATATCTTATTCAACCGATGGGAAAACCTGGGCAACTGATGCTGATAATCCTTTTCCCGGTTTTGAGGATATTATTGGTGTAGCTTTTGGTATAGCTTATGGTGATGGTAAGTTTGTTGCTGTTGGAAAGAATTTAGGTAGTAGTAGAACTATATCTTATTCAACTGATGGTAAAACATGGGCAACTGATGCTGATAATCCTTTCCTTGGTGGTAGAGGGTATGGTGTAGCATATGGTAATGGTAGGTTTGTTGCTGTTGGAGAAAATTCTGATAGTAGTAGAACTATATCTTATTCAACCGATGGGAAAACCTGGATAACATCTGGTGTTACTAATCCTTTCTCTGGTGGTCAAGGTCGTGGTATAACTTATGGTGAAGTTTTAAATGATATAGGTATTTTAGTAAATGGATTTGTTGCTGTTGGTTATGCTTCTGGTAGTCCTTCTAGAAGTATATCTTATTCAACTGACGGGAAAACATGGAAAACTGATGCTGATAATCCTTTCTCAGGTGGTGTAGGTATAGGTGTATCTTATGGTAAAGTTTTAAATGATATAGGTATTTTAGTAAATATTTTTGTTGCCGTTGGTTATAATGATGATAACACTATATCTATATATAATTCAATAGATGGGAAAAATTGGTATAGATATGATAATAATCCTTTCTCGGGTGGTGAAGGTCGTGCTATAACATATGGTAAAATAAAAAATAACTTTGGTGATTCAGTAAATGGTTTTGTTTCAGTAGGATATAATCGTGGTAAAAGTGTAACTATATCTAGTTCAACCGATGGAGTAATTTGGAGTAATTATTATTACAACCCTTTCTTCTCTGGTGAAGGTATAGGTATAGCTTTTGGTAAAGTAAAAAATAACTTAAATGTTTTCGTAGATGGATTTGTTGCTATTGGAAAAAATTTAGACAGTAGTGTAACTATAATTTATTCAAACGATGGAGCAAAATCTTGGAATTCTGTTCCTGTAGTAAATACAAATCTTAACGGTATTGTTTGGGAAAGTATATCTTGGGGTGGTATTAGTGGTCAAGAAAAATTTATAATATATGGAAAAAGAAATAATGTAGTAAAAGTAGCATATTCATATGATGGTATATCATGGGTAATTGATAATAACAATCCTTTCAATGATGGTTCTAAAATTGTATATGGTACAGCTTATAGTAAAATAAAATATACATCTGTTACAGCTGGTTGTAATGTGGATAATAGTGTATCTATATGTTATTCGAATACCGATTATATACTTTGGAAACCTTCTGTCAATAATCCATTTTTAGGTGGATGTGGTAATTGTGTAATATGGGGTAGTAATAAGACTATTGGATATATATATGTTTCGGTAGGATATAATAGTGATAGTAGTGTAACTATATGTTATTCAACTGACGGGATTGTGTGGAATAATGCTAATAATAACCCGTTTGAAGGAGGAGCTGGTTTAGGAGTAACTTATGGTGGACCTGTTGGTCAAGAAACATTTGTTGCTGTTGGTTACAATACTAATAGGAGTATAACTATATCTTATTCAGAAAATGGGAAAACATGGTTAACTGCTGCTACTAATCCATTCTCAGGAGGTTCTGGAAATAGTGTTTCTTGGAATGGTATTAGATTTATTGCTGTAGGAAATAATAAATCTAATATTAGTGATAGTAGTGTAACTATAGCATATTCAACATATGGGATAACTTGGACTGATGATATTGAAGATAATATCAATAGAGTGTCTAGATTTTCTCAATTAGGAACTTCTTTATCTTATTCTAATAGTAAAAATATAGCATTTACTGATGAAAAATATGTATACAAAAACGAAGATATTATTAAAGGTTCTGTATGGGTTTATATCCCATCATTAACTATAGAAAAAATACAACAAATAGATTTGGTAGATATTAAAAATAAGATATTAAATAATATACCATATATAAAATGTTGTATTGGAAAAACAACCGTATTATCTAAAGATGGTAATAATTTATTTTTTACTATTAATTATTTTTACGATACTTCTATTGTAAATAGAAATATAACAAAATTTTTCTATACGATAGTTCAATACACATATAACTCTAACTTAAATATACAAAAATTTGAATATTTAAATCATTTACATCTTGAAAATATAGATAATAGAAAACAATTTCCATCTTACGGTTTAGAAATATTTTTTAATACATATATTAAACTAACGATTTCAGCTAATAATAAATTAATAGTAGCATACCCAATTAATTTGGATAATATAGATTTTTCTAAAGGTAATTTAGAATATTATCAATTAATAACAAATAGTTGGCAGTTGAAACAATCGTTTCCTGATATTACATTTCCGAATATTAATGTGAATAATAAAATACAAGCAAATATTATTTTAAGTTCAACTGTAGATTCAGGTGTTGTTACCATAAATGACTATATATCAGAAACAAATTATAGACTTAGTTATTATTTTTCAAATAATAATATCTATTCAAAGAGTAGTAGTAATTATATTGATTTACTTAATAATCCTACTAATCCTAATAGTCCCAATACTTATAATAATATAAAAAATAATAATATTGATGGGGTAATATCGGATACGGGTAAAATGTTAATTTATAATAATCCTAACAAGAATTATTTAAGTATATATAATTAAAATAAAAATATTACTAATTATAAATGAATAATAATTTTGACAAAATTACCGATGAAAAGGATGATATTTATAAAAATATAAAAAAAATTGCAGATTCGCAATTAAAAACATATATAACTGATTCTAATAACGAAACTATTAATTTAAATTATAAAACAATTATAGTAAATAATAAAGATTCTACTTTAGAAAACCCTATAAGTATAATAATTCCGACACCATCATCTAATCAACAAAATGTTATTTACACAATAATAACAAAGTACATACCTTCTGGTATAATACAAGGTCTAAGTTTACCAGTTATTATAAAATTAACTAATAGCGGAACAACAACAGAAATCAAACTTGAAACAAATATTAACACTGTTAAAATTATATTTCTAAATAACAGTTGGATAAATTTAAATGATTATAATAGTGATTTGGATAAGATGGATATAGTAAATATTATAAATGGAAATCAAAATCTTGGTTTGAACCATATAAATACCATAGTTGATAATTCTTCTGATGATATTATATTAACATTACCAGAAAAACAAGAAGATATTAATATGTATAAATCAAATACAGTTTATAATGTACAGATTTTATATAACACTGGATGTGAAGTTATTATAAAATCTGATAAAAATGGTTATATTAATTTAAATTCGAATAATAATAATGTTTCATTATTATTTGATAAAGAAAATACAAAAAAATGGATTATACTAAATAATAACTCGTTATCATTTTTCCCTTGTATAAATCCAATTAATAATAGCAATTCCGAAGTTAAAGTTAAAGTTAAAGTTGGGGTTGGTGAATCAGCTACATATGTATATGAATCATTATCTTTACCTACTAATAATCCATTTCAATTAATTTCAACTATTAATTCATATCAAACAATTATAGCCATATTATATGGTACAAAAATACAATTTTATAATAAAGATTTTAATACACAAAAATGGATTTTCTCATCAGATTTTGAAAAACCTGACGATACAATTTTTGTACATAATGGTCTTTTCAGTAGCATTAGTATATCTTCTGATGGTAGTTTATTTTGTTTATGTTGTTTTTTAAATGGAATCAGAACTTTTTATATGTATAGATATGATATATTAGCGGGTAATTACATTGTAATTAATAGTTCAGGTACTCAAGATCCTTATAATGATAATACCAGTATTTTTGGTGAAAAAATAGTAATAGACATTAATAATAAAATTTATGTAAACAAAGTTAAAACTATTAATACTGTTACCAAAGGACTTAAAGACATATCAAACTATTCTTATTTTTATGTGTATAAAATAAATAATAATAATATTGAATTAGAAACAATTATAAATTCTTCAGAACTTTTGATAAAAAATAATCCTATTAGTAATTATGTTCCACCGAATGCTAAATTTATAGTATTAGGTAATAATTTTGAAGTATCGCAATCTGGGAATAGTATTTTACTTACATGTCCTTATTATAATTCTAATAATGTTTATGATAAAACATTTGTTTTATCTATTCAAAAAATTGATGATCCACAAGCAACAAGTCCTTACATTATAGAATCGTATTTTGAAAATAATAATAAACATTTTGGAGATATTATGTTAATAAAAAATGATGACACATTAATATGCAACTATTTAGATGGTAATCCAACAGTTAATAATTATAAAATGAAAATTTATATATTTAAAAAATATAATAAAAAATGGGAACAAGAATATATTATAAATGATTTATATTTTTCATTTAAGAATAATAATCCATATAATGATATTGACAATAATAAAATATTATTACCTTATATGGATATGTCGGGTGATAGTAATGTTTTAAGTTTAATTACATCTACTATAAATACAGAAATGTCTCCGTATTTTAGTGTATATAAAAGAGAAGGATTTTTGTGGGTAGAAAAAAAACCAATAATTGTTAATCCTATAGTTAACAATGATACATATTTTATAGGTTCTAAAATATTTATGAATAACCAAGGAAATAATTTAATATGTTTATATGGTGATAAAAAAGAAAATATTAATTATAAGGTTAGTATTAGCGAAATATATTAATAGTTTGTTGGATACAAAAATTTATAATTTATTACTAATTTAGTAATAAATTTTTTATAATTAATCAATAATAAATTGATTAGTTTTAAATAATTTATCCATAAATATAGAAGTACCGTAGTTAGAAGAGTGTTTTAAATGATGTATTTGGTGTTCGTTTAATTTTAATCCTGTGTGACTATATGTAATTGTATAATAAATACTTAATGTAGTAATTAAAAATAATTGGAAAAAAGAAAAAATTAATAAAAGATGTAAGTTCATTTTTTATTATCTGTATGATGGAAAGTATTGTATAAATATATATTTATTTATTAATAGAATTAAGAACAACCGTTGTTTATCATCGATTTTACCTTATTTTCAACAGTTTCTGCATCTAATAATTTACCAAGAGAATCGCATATACCAGGGTCTTCAGGATTGTGAGAAGAACATTGAGTTTCAAGTTCTTTATTATATATTTTAACATTAGAAATAATTTGTTTTTGGTCGTCAAAAAGAACTAGACATTTATTGGGTATGTGAGGATAGTGTAAATTTCTACAATATTCCATGTCATGTGCTTTTACCATACCGTATTTGTTATAAGGAATGGTAGGAGTTGGTCGTGTTTTTCCTGATAATACAACTGAACTGTTATAAAGAGAAGGGTTTTGATTGAATTGTTTACATAATAATTCAGGCATCCAAGGATGTTTTGACTTAGGACCGATGCATATATCATGTAATTTTCTGGAACTGGCGGTTATTATACCAACAGCAAAATCGTTATCAATACATTTTTTGACGAGATTGTCTATATCACCAGTTGCGGTAGTTAATGTGTCGTCTATATCAAAGTAACATATTCCTTTTTTTTTTGATATTTTTTTTCTTTTGGTGTATTTTTCATGACAACTAGTATAAGTTATTATAATGTAATAAAAAGTATAAAATAATAAAAAAAGGAAAAGTAAAAGTAAAAACATTTTTATATAATATTATATTTAAATATAATATTTTTTCTTATTTATTTAAAGAAAATTGTATTTTAAAAAAAATTATATGAGTGTAAGAAAAAATGATTTGGATATTATATATATTGATAATAAAATCAAGGAAAAGTTTAATGAAAAATACGATAATCTAGGAAATCTGAGGAAAGTCTTGTCTGATTTAGAAAAAACTTTCAATAAAAATATTGTAAATGACAAATATGTAAGTATATTAAAAAATAATATAGAAAGTATAAAAAAGAAGATAAGTAATATAGAAGAAAACACGGATTACAATTATTATATATTAGAAAGTATTCCGTATATAGAAGAATATAAAAAGATTATTAATACACCTATTAAGATGAACTTTATAGGTAAGATAGAATATAATAATAAAGATAAGACTGATATAGTAAAAAAATATTTAGACATAGTATATAAATATACTGATTTTTATATAAATGTGGATAATAAGAAAACAAATAATTGTTTAAAGTGTAATGAAAACAATAGTTTTGATATAACAGATAATAATACATGTATATGTATTAATTGCGGAATGACTACTGATATATTATGTTTCAAGTCTTCATATAAAGATACGGACAGAGTAAATATATCTAACAAATATAGTTATGACAGAAAAATACATTTTAGAGATTGTATGAATCAATATCAAGGAAAACAGAATTGTACAATAGAAAAAGAAGTTTATGAAAAGTTAGAAAAAGAATTTGACAGACATCATTTATTATTGGGAAACATAAATAACGAAAGGGATTATAGATTTTCCAAAATAAGTAAGAAACATGTATTTATGTTTTTGAAAGAATTAAATTTTAATAAACATTATGAAAATATTAATTTGATACATTATAATTTAACTGGTGTAAAACCGGACGATATAACTCATCTTGAAGAAATTTTATTAAATGATTTTGATGAATTGACTTTATTATATGATAAAAAATATAGAAATAAAATTACTAGAATTAATTTTATAAATACACATCATGTATTATATCAACTTCTTAAAAGACATAATCATATATGTAAAAAAGAAGATTTTAGTATTCTAAAAACAATTGAAAGACAAACTTTTCATGATAATATAATGGAAGAATTGTTTGTTCAATTAAATTGGAAGTATGAAAGAATTAATTAATATGTACCATTCATATATTTAAAAACTAAATATATATTAAAAATGAGTAAAAATAATAACCGTATTATATTAAAAAAAAATAAAGATATTAATTCTATTTGGCATCCCGAATCAGGACTAATATTTAATGATAATAAAATTGTAACCGGTAAATATGTAAATGGTAAAATATTATCATTGAACAAGGATATTATATCTTTATGTATTCAATGGAAATTTAAATATGATGAAAATTTTATAGTAGATGAAATAGAGCAACAAGATGAGGGTGACGGTGAAAATGACGAAGGTGATTGTGATGACGAAGGTGATTGTGAAGAGGGTGAACAGCAAGATGGGTGCGATGGTGAACAAGATGAAGATAAGTTTGTGAAGGAAGATAATGTCGTGAAGGAAGATAAGGTCGTGAAGGAAGATAAGGTCGTGAAGGAAGATAAGGTCGTGAAGGAAGATAAGGTCGTGAAGGAAGATAAGGTCGTGAAGGAAGATAAGGTCGTGAATGAAGATAAGGTCGTGAATGAAGATGATAATCTGTTAAATGTTCAAGTGTGTAATGCTATAAATAATTTAATAAATCCATATGTTTATAAACTTAAAACAGAAATATCAGAACAGAAAATTATTATAGAAGATAAAAATATCGAAATAGAAAAATTAAGAAAAGAACTTACAGATATTAAAAATAAATTTTCTACTATAAAACAATTATTTTTGTAAAAATGAAATATATTATGACATTTTTATATAAATTATAAAAATGTCTCAAGAAAATAATATTGGAGAAAATAATTATCCTAATCCACTTCGTCGTACTATTTCACAACCATATGTTTATCTTCATATGGTACAATCTATCAGAGAATATGTAGATTATATTGATTATGTCAATAACATGTTATTTATAGATAATATAGAAGAAAAAATTATAGAACAAGTAGCAAATGATAGTGTGAATGAATCTAACATACACAAAAATAAAAATGTGAATCTATTGATTAAAAAGGAAAAATTAAAAATTAAGAATTTCTCAGAAAATACAAAATGTTGTATATGTATTTCAGATTTTGAAGTAGACGAAGAAGTAGGTATTACTACTTGTTCTCATGTGTTTCATTATGATTGTTTAATAGAATGGGGTAAATACAAGACAAGTTGTCCATTATGTCTACAGAATATACCTTTTGATAATATTATTAACAAAGAAGTAAATGAAGATGAAAATGACAATAAAGAAGAAAATATCGAGGAAAGTAAAGAAGTAGATACTGATGAATATGAAGAGGAAATTAAAGAAGATAATCCAGAGGAAATAGATCAGAATATTACAATTTTAATGTCTATAACTAATTGTTCGGAAGATGAGGCTTTATATTCAATCTATATGAATACTAATTTAGAAAATGCTATTTTATATTTATGTGAGTAATATTTTTGTATTATATAATATTTAATTTAATATAAAATATATATTAAATTACATGTGGTTATCATTATATAGTAATTGTATGAAAAAAATTATAAATTCTTTCAGATATAACATGACCTAATCTTTTTTCTTTATTAATACCAATTGGAATTTTTATTTCCGATAGAAGTTTTTTAGCATCATCTGGACAATTACAGTTTTTATATGCTGAAGTCAGGGACATAATAGAATCGTGTTTTTTTATAATTTCAAATGCTATTTTTTCAGTAACTTGAGGAATTTGAGATAAAACAGTAATAAACCAAATGCTGGGTGTCAAGTTGGTTTTCTTTTTCTTTTTTAAAGTAGAAGCATATTCTGTTTCTGTTATAGATTTTATATTGGAAAAATTAAAAAAAATATTTATATTTTCTTCTAATTTTTGATGTAATTTTTTAATAAATTCAGATGTTTCTAGAATAGATGAAGTTTTATATACGAAAATTCCGTCTCTTAACATACAATTAATAACAGAACTTATTAAAGTTGAAATAGGAAATCCGTCAATAGATGAAGTAAGCGATGTGTCTAAATTACCTTCAATTATGTACATAATTCTATTATGTACTATACCAGAATTTAAAAGACGAGCTTTTTGTTCTCGGTATCTTTTATCGCATATAGAAGATTTAAAGTCGGATATGGTTTTGCGTTCTATTATAAAAATAATATTACCATTTTGTTTAAAAAGTATATCACCGATATCTAATTGATCTATAGTAAATTTGTGATTATTTCTTAATTTATTAATGAGAGCATGTTCTCTATTATCAATTATCAATTCTACAGACATTTAGTATAATTTTTATATTTTTAAAATATAAAAAAATAAATACAGTTCTTCTTTTAGTTTTACAAATTTTAAAAAATATAATCAAAACATATTTAAATATGTTTTGATTATATTTAAATAATGCTGTGTAATATTATTAAAAATTTATTTAAAAATAGATTAAAATCAATAGAAATATTAGATATACAAAATATATCTCTATTTGTAATATCATTATATTCATTTTTTTTGTGTATATATTATAATTTAATTTTATTATTTAATCCAAATAATCAGGATTCTTTAGATATTATCATAAAATTCGACACATTATCATCAATTGTAAGTTTATATTTATTTATAGATTTTTTCTTCTCCAAAACATATTCATCAATATTACATCATAGTTGTGTATTTGGTATCATTTTATACAATAATTATTACGATTTATCATTGGAAGATAGATTTATATTTTTATATCCGTTATTAAAAACAGAAATTTCATCTATTTTTTACATTTTGAAATATTGGATTCCGAGCAATACAATTATTTACAATGTAAATATATTACTATTTTATCTATCTTTTCTGAAATTTAGAATATATGATTTTTATTATGAAATTATTTATAATAATATTTATTTTGATATAGTTTTTAAAAAATATTCAGAATTAAATTATATTTTATCATCTATTCTTATTGTATCCTGTTACATTTTATATACACTAAATTTATATTGGTTTTTAATTATGAATAAAATAATATTTAAAAAAATTACAAACTTTATAAATATTAAAACAGATATTTTATCAAATAAAATATCTTGTTATATACACATTATGAATATCCCTTTATTATATTATATTTATCGTTATGATATTAATCAGAAAAATATAATTGATTTAATTGGTGTAATTATATTAAGTACAACATCTTATAAATATTATAAAGATGTGTGTGGTATTTTATATTATAAAAAAAATGAAGATTGTTACATACGACAAAACGAACAAAATATATTGTTATTTTTAAATGATATGTTAAGTATTAATACAAGAAGTTTTTTAGTTATTATTACTAATTATTATAATACCGAATATTTATTTTGTATATTATCTATATCTGTAGTATTTTTATTTCTTGCTAATTATAATTGTATAGTTAATATATTAAAATTATTTATTGTTTCAGATAAAAATATTATTAATTTTTACACTAATCATAATATATGTATATCTATACCTATTATAATCGATACTTTGCTCTTATTTATCAATCTACCGGCTGAAGTATTAATACCTTTTTTATTAATAAATATCACAATAATACTTTTATCTGTAGTTGAACCATTTTATAAATTAACACATGTAATTATTAATTTATTGCTGGTATTACAAAATTACTATATTTGTTTGTCAAGTAGTATAAAATAATAAATATGTATAAAATAATAATATATATAAAATATAAATATGTATAAAATAATAAAAGATTTATATTATCTATATAGCAAGTACGAATTCGAGGTATTTGTTGTAGGAGTTTGTGTAGTTATTTTAATACTTGCTATATTTAGAAGACATGAAGAAGGTAATTGGACATCAATGAATTATATATCATTTTTTAACAATGACATAAATAAAAAAAATATTATAGTCAATAATAATGATGATATAGAAAATGTCGGATATAAAAAAGAAAGTAGAGGAGAGACTGAATGTCGGAGGGTATTAGAAAAAATCTTTAAACAAAGATTTATAAAAAGTCGTCCAAAATTTTTAAATAATCCAGTAACCGGAGGTAGATACAATCTGGAATTAGATGGATATTGTGAATTATTGAAATTAGCTTTTGAATATAACGGAAGACAGCATTATGAATATACTTCTTATTTTCATAAAAACAAGGAAGATTTTTTAAATCAGAAATATAGAGATGTTATTAAAAAAAGTATGTGTAAAGACAATGGTGTTAACTTAATAGAAGTTCCTTACACTGTCAAGATAGAAGATATAGAATATTATATTATAGGTAAATTAGAAGAAATGAGATATTTGTAAACATTAGTATTTTTATTTTTCTAAAATATGAGAAATAACAGATTTAAATTCCTTAAATTCTATAGGTTTATTTACAAAATATTTTATACCACAATTTTTACATTGTATAATATCTTCTTCCAATATAGAAGCTGTTAGAATAACAATTTCTAAATTATTAATATTATTTTTATTTAACGATTTAATTAATTCAAAACCATTCATTTGAGGCATTTTTAAATCTAAAAGTAGTAATTTAAAAGGACTATTTTCTTTATCTGATTTTAAAATAGTATCCAATGCTTTTATACCATTGTCTACTATTGTAATATTATCATAACCACAAATTTCTAACATATTTTTTAATAAAATACTATTATCTATTATATCTTCTGCTATTATAATTTTAACAAGTTTTTTAGAAAATAAGTTTTTTATTAAATTATTATTCTCCGGAAAAAGAGAATAATAATTATTAGATTTTGTCAGGACTCTGTATATAATATTAAATAATTGTAATTTATTAATTGGTTTATCTATTTTATAATCAAAATCTGTAGTATTTACAAAAGAATCAATAGATGATAAAGCTATTAATGGTAAATTTGGTTTTTCCTCCTTTATTTGCTTCGCTAATTCAGAACCAGAAATAATCGGCATACATATATCTATCAATCCCAGATCAAAGCTATACCTATCTCCTATAACCAATCTTAAAGCTTCTAATGGCGAAGCACATATAACTGGATTCATTTTCCATTCAAATAATAATTCAGATAAGAAAATTCTGTTGTCAGCAACATCATCTACTATAAGAACATTTTTATTTATAAAAATCGTTTTATCTTGTATATTATTTTTTTCATAATTCTCATATTCTTCAAACTCTATAAAAAAAGTAAAAGTAGTTCCAACACCTAAAGTACTATTTACAGTAATATCTCCCTTGAGAAGATTAATTAAACTTTTACATATTGCTAAACCCAATCCAGAACCGATAGTAGAATAATTTTCTAACTGCATGAAAGGTTTGAAAATATTACTTGTATCTTCTGGACGGATACCCATACCTTCATCCTTTACAGATATTTCTAAAATTTTTTTAGATTTTAATTTTAAAACAATTTGAATTGTTTTTCCTATATCACTGAATTTACTAGCATTCGATATCAAATTAATTAGAATTTGAACGATTTTATGTTGGTCTGACATTATAAATGAAGGTAATACTTTATCGTAAATAAATTCTAATTTTTGTTTTTTCTCTTGAATTTTTTTATTTATAGTATTATTAACATTTTGAATAACTTCTTTTAGTGAAAAACATTCTACATTTAATTTCATTTTACCAGCTGACAATTTAACATAATCTAAAATATTATTTATAATTTGCATAAGTTGTAAACTACACTGATTCATAGAATTTAAATAATTTTTCTGTGTTGTTGTTAAAGGTGTTTGCATTAACAATTGGTTATAACCGATAACTCCATTAAGAGGAGTTCGAATTTCATGACTCATATTAGCCAGAAACATTTCTTTTGATATATTTGTTTCCGACGAATTACTCTTATTTATTAAACACTTTAATTTTTCTTTTGATAATATAATTTGTAATATACTAATAAAACATACAATATTATCAACATCTTTATCTGAATATTCCTTTTCCTTTCTAGTTAAAATTACCAAACCTAAATATTCATCTAAATTTTTTACAGGAATAAATAACGAATTCGTTGAAGTAATAATATTTTTTTTTTTAAATTTTATTTTTTCTATAAATTCTTTTATATACTGAATATTATTATTTTTATCTGTAGAATACAATATATTACAACTTAATTTATCATCATACATATACAAACTAACTTGTTCAGATTTAGTTATTCTGATAATATTATCTATTATATTTACATAATTTTCATTACCATTAAAATTATTTTTTAGATATTTTAAAATATCATCATCTTCCTTATTCATTTATTTAGTGAATGAATAATAATTTATAAAATATTCAAAAAGATATTCTTTGTTTTATAAAAATATACAAAATATATTTTTATAATTTTTTACAATACAATATTAGATATACTTATATTTATTATTAATATAAGTATATCTAATATTCTAGTTTTGACAATGTTAAATATAATGAAAAATATATATTTTTTAATATAAATTAAAAAATATCGAATTAATAGCTTATCAACAGATATATTTCAAATATATCTGTAACTGTTTTTTATCAATTAATATAAGAGTTGATAACATTCAAAACATACAGAATTTTGTTGTATCACATACAGACTCATTATAATAATACATCTCATTTCTCCTGTTACAAACCCATAAAACTTTATATTTAATATATCTAAATTTTTATTTTTTTAGACGATGCATACAAATTTATGCACCCCTGTTGTACGTGTATATAAACTTCCAGGAAATAAATTAGGCGCAGGATCTGATGTGCCTACATTGGTTAAACCAGATATTATTACACATCCTGTTCCTGATACTGTGATTGTTAAATTATTATTTATGAAAGGGTCAATTTTTATATTAGTACCAGTTATACCGTCAGTACTGTCTACTGAAATCTTTGGATTCACTAAATCATCGGATTTGTACAATCTTAACGAAGTGCTTTGAAAATAGCTTTTATTTAGAGCGGCATCAACGTATTCTATTTGATCTTTATCCATAGAAATTGTGTTTGTAGGAGGAAAAATATTACCACTCATTGTTAATCCATCTTTAGTTAAATTAAAAGCAAAGTCATTCGCAGGACTATTTATACTTATACTATCTTTTGTTAATGTTAAAATCTCTGTAGGCATTGCCGTATTTTTTAATTCTAATATGTTTGATTTAGCTTCAAAAGTACTGTTATTCACAGGACTATTGATACTTATACTATCTTTTGTTAATGTTAAAATCTCTGGACTTGTTGCCGTATTTCTTAATACTAATGTTGTTTGATTTAAACTCGCGGTTGATGTTTCTGTTGAAGCAGGTGAAAATAATTGTAATGCTAGTTTTGTCAAATAACTTCTATTTGAACTATTATCTATCAATGATATATTGCTTGGATTTACAGATATACTATTTGTACCATCTGTTACTGTTAAACCATCTTCTTTCATAACTAATGTCTCAACTAGAGGAACCCCTTTAGAATAGGTTATACGATTTGCACTATATTGTCCTCTATCTCCAGTTGGGTTATTAAAACTTAAAAAGGTAGAATCCAATTGACTACTATTCGTTTCATCATTTATTTTCAACTCATCACTCTGTAAAGAACTTGTTCTTGTAACCCCGTCTGTAATTTGTCTTAATTCTGCTCTTGGAAAATTACCCATTGCTTTTCCAAAATAAGCATAACTGTTATATGTTCCATCGTTGAAAGTAAACGCTAATCCATTTTGATTATAAACTGCACTAGTGAACACTGGATTATCATTAACCGAAATTTGAATACTAGAAGATGATATTTCATTATTTGTTTTTTTATCTGTATCATTGACCCGTATAAAACCTCCTAATAATTCAGTATCTCCTATAGTTGGTTGTTTTATAACAAAAGCATTTGTATTATTGTCCGCAGTTTGTATATTGAATTGAGTTTGAGGATTTGTTATAGGAACAGGATTTGTTATACCTTGAGGTCCAGTAGCTCCCGTATTTGACGCTGATCCAGGCATACCTTGAGGTCCTGTAAATCCAGTAGGTCCTGTTCTTCCAGTAGCTCCAGTAGTTGATGCTGTTCCAGGAATACCTTGAGGTCCTGTAAATCCAGTAGGTCCTGTTCTTCCTGTAGCTCCAGTAGCTCCAGTAGCTCCAGTAGGTCCAGTAGGTCCTGTTCTTCCTGTAGCTCCAGTAGGTCCTGTTCTTCCTGTATC